ACAGGCGGCAATGGCGGTAAAGGCTGGTCCGGCTGCGGCGCGGGAGGCGGCGGCGGCGGGACCACGGGCGGAACCGGCGGACAAGGCGGGGACGGCCTGGTCGTAATCTGGGGCTTCTAGGATGCTCGGCCTTCGCCCCATGGCCACGGCGGCGATTGCGACGCTGCTGTCGGCAGGGAACGTCACGACGGTCGCCCTGACCGGCGTGGGGGCGACCGGGCAGGTCGGCAACCTCGGGGTCCAGTTCTCGGTTCCGCTGACCGGTGTCGGGGCCACCGGCCAGACCGGCAATCTCGGCGTCCAGTTCTCGATACCGCTGACCGGCAATCAGGCCACCGGGCAGGTCGGGTCCGTTACGGTCACTGGCCCGCCGCCCCAGTACGGCCTGCTGGCCTACATGGACGACGAGCCGATCGCCCTGACGGCGACGGTCAGCAACACGCCTGCCGCGGCCTTGACGGTCATCAGCGACGAGCTCGGCGTGCTGGAGTTCAGCAGCGACGCTCAGGTCGCGACCCTGGCGGTCGTCTCCTCGGCGAACCTGCCGAGTTCGGCCACGATCAGCGGCCAACTCGGCATTCTTGAGTTTGTCGGCAATCAGGGTATAGCGGTGACTGGACTGTTGAGCGCGGCCCCGGAGGCTTCGTCTGGAGATCTGCTATGAACGTCGGTGAATATGGCGTCCAGTTCGTCCTAGGCGTGTCGTTCGACATGAGCTCGAACACGAGCCTATCGCTGACCTTCACCAAGCCCGACGCCACGACCCTGACCGTGACCGACCCGGATGTGACCATCGCTGCGTCGCCCATCGTCACCACGGCGGGCACCTTCGCCTCCAACACCTATTTCCTCTACACCTTCGTCTCCGGTGACATCGACCAGGCGGGCGACTGGTCCGTGCGCGGCACCTACAACGCCGGCGGCCCCGTCCACCTGATCTCCAGCATCGGATACTTCACGATCGAACCCTAACGGTGGGGTACACCGTGTCTCTTGTGAGAGTACCAAATGTCGGATATCAACGACTCAGCGAGTGAGATCGCGCCGGAACTGGAAGCGACTGCGGCCCCAGCCCCCGAGACTGAACAGCAGGAGACGCCGGTCGAAGAAGCCGCCCCCAAGACCTTCACTCAGGAGGAATTGGACGCCGTTATCACCAAGCGTCTGGCGAAGGAGCAACGGAAGTGGGAACGCGAACAGTCGCGCCAACCGCCGCCGGCATCTACCCCTCTGCCCCCACCCCCGAACGAGTTCGACTTCGACAGTGCGGCGACCTACGCGGAAGCCCTGGCTGAGCGCAAGGCCCTCGAACTCCTCAACCGGCGGGACGCCGAGCGCCAGCAGCAGGCCGTTCTGGAGCAGTACCAGGCCCGCGAGGACGAAGCCCGAGAGAAGTACGACGACTTCGAACAGGTCGCCTACAACCCCCGGACCCCCGTCACCGACACGATGGCGCAAGCCATCCAGCTCTCCGAGATCGGCCCCGATCTGATCTACCACCTCGGGTCCAACCCTCGCGAAGCTGAGCGGATCGCGCGGCTGCCGCCCGTCTCCCAAGCCAAGGAAATCGGCAAGCTGGAGGCCCAACTGGCCGCCAACCCGCCCGTACGGAAGTCTTCATCCGCCCCGGCGCCGATTGCACCTGTCACCCCCCGCGCCAATGGCGCGACGGCTTACTCCACGGACGACCCACGCTCGCTCAAGAGCATGGACACATCCCAGTGGATCGAGGCCGAGCGGAAGCGGCAGATGAAACGGCTCGAGGCACAACGCAACCTCGGCTAAGGAACCCACGCTGTGGCGAACTCCCTTCTGACTATCGACATGATCACCAGGAAGTCCCTGGAGATCCTGGAGAACAACCTGACCATCACGCGCAACGTGAACCGTCAGTACGACGACTCCTTCGCGCAGACCGGCGCCAAGATCGGCTCCACCCTGCGCATCCGCCTGCCCGACCGGGCTCTGGTGACCGACGGCGCCGCCCTGCAAGTGCAGGACGACAACGAGCAGTACACCACGCTCACCGTCTCCAGCCAGAAGCACATCGGCGTCAACTTCACGACCGCCGAGATGACCATGTCGCTGGACGACTTCTCGGATCGCGTGCTGAAGCCGCGGATCAGCCAACTGGCCTCCTCGATCGACGCCGACGTGGCGTCCATCGCCTACAAGGGCCTCGGTCAGACGGTGGGCACCCCCGGCACCTCGCCGGCGACCGCCTTGGTCCTGCTCCAGGCTCAGCAGAAGCTGAACGAAATGGCCGTGCCGCTCGACGAGCGTTACGCCGCCGTGAACCCGGCCGCCAACGCGGCTCTGGTGAACGGTCTCTCCGGGTTCTTCAACCCGCAGGGGACGATCAGCTCGCAGTTCAAGGCCGGCCTGATGGGCACCGGCGTGCTCGGTCTCGACGAGATGAGCATGACGCAGTCCATCGCGCAGTTCACCTGCGGCACCCGCACGGGCGCCCACACGGTGACGACCACGGTCGCGACCCAGGGCCAGAGCACGATCAACATCACCGGCACGGGCGCCCAGACGCTCACTGTCGGCGACGTGTTCACTGTCGCCAGCGTCTACGCCGTGAACCCGCAGACCCGCCAGTCCACCGGCTCGCTGCAACAGTTCGTGGTCACCGCGGCCAGCACGGCCTCGGGAGGCGCCTACACCTCGGTGGCGATCTCGCCGTCGATGTACACCGCCGACAACGCCCTCGCGACGATCGACGCCTTCCCGGTGTCGGGCGCCACGGTGACGTTCGTCGGCACGGCGTCGACCGCCTACCCGCAGAACCTGGTCTACCACAAGAACGCCATCGCGTTCGCGACCGCCGACCTGCTGATGCCGCAAAACGTCGACATGGCCTCGCGTCAGGTTCACAACGGGATCTCGCTGCGGATCGTCCGCCAGTACGACATCAACAACGACCGGATGCCCTGTCGTATTGACGTCCTCTACGGCGCCTCCGTCATCCGTCCGCAAATGGGCGTTCGTCTCTGGGGCTAAGCCCCTCAACCGCAAGGAACTTTCATCATGGCACTTCCGACCATTGGTGGCGGCGCTCAGACCGGGGATGGCAACACCGAGACCGTCCTGTTCGTTCAGGGCGCCCCGGCCGCCATTCCCGCGGGCTCCGCGACCATCACCACCACGCAACTGCTTGGCGGTATGATCGCGGGCTCCCCCGGCGCGTCCGCCGCGGCCTACACCCTGCCAACCGTGACGCTGCTTGAAGCGGCCCTGACCAACGCTGTGCGCGTCGGTCAGGCGTTCGACTTCTCGATCAGCAACATCGACGGCAACACCTCCGGGGTCATCACCCTGACCGCCGGCACCGGCTGGACCCTCGCCGGTCTCGCCACGCTGGCCGCCGTGGCCGGCACGTCCGGCCAGTGGCGCGCCCGCAAGACGGGCGTCGGCACCTGGACGGCCTACCGTCTGTCCTAACCGGATGGGGCCGCACCTTCGGGTGCGGCCCCTCCACCCTTGGAGACCTGCATGTCCGTCATCTACCTGCGCAATCCCGAAGGCGGCGAGAAGGTCGCCATCTCCGAAGAAGAAGCCAAGTACGACGAGGGCCTCGGCTGGGTCCGCTTCAGCCCCGAAGCCGCCGCCCCGGCGGCTGACGAGGACGACGCCCCGGTGGCCCACACCCGCCGCCGTCGAGCCGCTGCGGACGACTGATGACCACCGCGGGGGAAATCATTGAGGGCTCGCTGCGACTGATCGGCCAACTGCCGGCCAGCGAGACCCTTGACGCCGCCGACGCGGCGGACGCCCTCGCCGTCATGAACATGATGATCGAGAGTTGGTCCACCGAGCGCCTGTCGGTGTTCACCACGCAGGACCAGGTCTTCACATGGCCGGCCAGCCAGCGGATCCGCACCCTGGGGCCGACGGGCGACTTCGTGGGGCTGCGGCCCATCGACCTGGAGTCGTCGACCTACTTCCGCGACCCGTCCACCGGCGTCAGCTACGACATCCAGATCATCAACCAGGACGCCTACAACGGCATCGCCCTGAAGACGGTCACCAGCACCTACCCGCAGGTGCTGTGGATGAACACCGCCTACCCGGACGTGGACCTCTACCTCTCCCCGGTGCCGACGCGGGCGCTGGAGTTCCACTTCGTCAGCGTCGAGGCCCTGACCGCGGCGGCCTCGCTCGCGACGTCCATGACCTTCCCGCAGGGCTACCTGCGCGCCTTCCGCTACAACCTCGCCTGCGAACTGGCGCCGGAGTACGGCGTCGAGCCGTCGCCGCAGGTCCAGCGGATCGCCATGACGTCCAAGCGCAACCTGAAGCGCATCAACAACCCCGGCGACATCATGTCGCTGCCGACTGTCCTGCTCGGTACGCCCGGCAGGTTCAACGTCTACAGCGGTCTGCCGTGAAGACGCCGATCCTGGGCTCCTCGTACGTCGCCCGGTCGGTGAACGCTGCCGACAACCGGATGGTCAACCTGTACCCCGAGGTCATCCCCGAGGGCGGCAAGGAGGCGGCGTACCTGCAACGCGCGCCCGGCCTGCGCTTCCTCCAGACCGTCGGCCAAGGCCCCATCCGCGCCCTGTGGGCGCACCAGACCAACGGGTCGGACTTCTACGTCGTCTCCGGCAACGAGGTCTACCAACTGGAGACCCTCACCGGCACGCCGACGCTGCTCGGCTCCGTGACCGGGACCGGGCCGGTGTCGATCGCCGACAACGGCACGCAGATGTTCATCGCCTGCAACCCGGACAGCTACATCTACAACGAGACCCTCGGGACCTTCGCCCAGATCACCGACCCGGACTTCCCCGGCGCGGTGACGGTGACCTACCTCGACGGCTACTTCGTCTTCAACGAGCCGGACAGCCAGCGCATCTGGATCACGGCCCTGCTC